GCCCCCCGGGCGTGTGGGCCTGGCCGTCGGCGCTGGTCTGGTGGTGGTGGCGGTTGCCCTCGAGCGGGTCCGTGTTTTGCAGTTCTGCCAGATACATTCGATTATACCGAGGCATAATCAAATCCATTTTAAGGCTTAGGCGCCAGATAAAAATATCTATTGTCTCGTGAGCAATTTCCTGAAGCCAGTATGTTTTCTTGATTCGGTCATTCAGTGTTTTCCTGTATGCTTCGTCGAAGATTGGATAATCATCAAGTCCAATATGGTCGTCGGTTAATCTGACCACATCACGAAGCATTATCGTTGTTACTGACATCGTCACCCCCATAGGTTGTCAAATTAGAATTAGCAAGATAGTCATTGAGGTTGGGTGCCGCATTATCGTCAACGGCCCAATAGCAAGACACATTCAAACCAAACTTTTCATTGATTTGTTCGCAAGCCAATTCGCGCGGCTTCATGAAAGATTCGCGCGACGCCAAAACCTGACCAGAGTTAGCGGCCGCTTCTTCAACCACCATGCGCTCACGCTTTTCGGAATTCACGTTCATAATCCCGAGCATTGTGAGCGCTTCACCCCAAATCTTGGACTTAGACTCCATATGCTTGATCGAAGAAACTGCACCAGCACCAGCATTCTGGTTAAGCGGGAACACGCCTATCGTGTTGGCGAGATTATCCATACTCATATTCTCGGTGCCCCACACAACGGGTTCGCCGTCGTAAATCTTAGAGATGAGATTCTGGATAGTGAGGCGCTGGTCCTGCGAGCACGCAACGATCATCGGGTTACGCTCATTCAGCAGATCAATTTCGATTGTCCTGTCAATCTGAGCAAGCCGCGCAGCATACGAAAGTACTACATCAATTTCCGGCTCCCGAACCTGATTGCCCCAAATACACACCGAATCCGAAGCACTCACCTCACGAGAATAGACGCCATTACGGGTGACACGATATCCCGTGGGGTTGTCCTGAATGTCCAGCGGCCCCGAGATCGCGGCGGGCATTGCCATAAACAACTCAAAGAAACTGTCGAAATAAAACACAGAGTACCCGTTATTGAAGATAGTTGCTTCAATAAAACGAGGGTCAATCCCATTAGGCAGTCCCTCCCAAGTAAATCGGGAAAGGCACTTGCCCATCAACTGACGCCGATACATGTGTTCAAGTTGCGCCTGTCGCGCCTCGGATGACGACGGCGGAGATGCCATGATTTTCTTGTAAATGCCGTTAAGCACGTAATCCTTTTTACTCACTAAGGGTCACCCTAACTGTCTTGTCAATCCTATTATTGCGAACGTTTGTGTTACCGATACGCTGAGGAGAACGCCACACAGTCACACCCTTTTCGAAGATTCCTCGCACACTAGCCTTGAAACCCTCAGGAATAGTTGTGTCAACCAAATAGCACTCAGCCATCTTCCAATATGTAAATTCGGTCATAAGGCTAAGTGTCTTCGGGAACTTAATCCAAGTATTCATTAAATACCCGTACCTAAGCCAAAAATCACCAATACTACGCATAGCCGCCGGCGAAACACTCCTAATTCTAGCATCAATCACGAGGCCATTGGAGACCATCGCAGACACATACCCCGACGTCTGTCCAACCACTGACGGTGGAATAACCTGCATGTCCTGACGCTGACCATTAATCGAAGCAATAGCCGCCTCATAGTCCCCGTTAGCGGCAAACTGAGCAAGTTCATAATTAGTATCCCGCACAGTTCTCTGCTGCTGCTGAGAAATCTGCGAAGCACCACTAGCCAACTGATTCTGAATATTCGCCGTCGACTGAGCCTGAGAATTATTAATCATCGCAGAAACACCAGCCGTAGCCGCCTGACCAATACCAGCACCAGCCGCCGAACCATTCAGCCCCATAACACCGCCAAGCGCCGTCATAGCGCCCTGAGTAGCCTGAACAGTAGCCCTCATATTATTGTAACGCGACTGAGAATCCGCCATTGCAGAATTACCCCACATGGAATTCTCCGCACCCGCCTGAGTTGCAGCAATGCCAGCATTAGCCACATCCCGTGCCGCCGTCGCTGCACGCTGGGCGCGCTGTTGCTGCCACTTCGCGTTATTCACCTGAGCCGCCGCAGTGTGTGCCGACGAAGCAAGTGCATTAAGCGAAGAATTATTAACAGCCGAGAATGTAGGTAATGACGTATAGCCCGTGCACATATCCCAGCCCTCACCATACTCGTTAGCCACCTTACCGGCACGACGTTCAACAATCACAGATTCTGTGATTGTGTTATAGTCGCGAATGGTGAAAAACAAAGATGGGTTGGGTGGAGCGACGTGAGCATACTGGTTAATGTTGATGCCTGCGGTGCGAATAGACTCAGGGCGAAATTCGACAGGGTTACCAGAATATGTTGTCAACTCAACAATACAATATGGGGAGGTAACAAATTTCTTGAGTTCCCGATACTCCTTGGGAAGTAGTGAAAGAAATTCGTTTCTAAAACTGGCGTCAGTCAACGAATAGTTGCGGTTAATATACACACTATCATCGCCAAGCCAAGTCCATGTTCCTTGACCTGTATCTTTCCCCACCTTGATCTTGTCTCCGGCATTAAGGTCAACAATATCCTTTGGCGCAATTGTGATTGATCCAATCCCTTGAGCAACCCAGGGAAAGTATCGCAATCCTGTCATGCCCTTTTTGAATTCTGCTGCGGTACATGCATAAATCTCAACGCCGTTAGGCAATCCTTCAATTCTCGAGGATGTAGCCATATCTACACGAGGATTATCCGTCGTGCCATAACCCTGCATCTCGTCTAATTTAGTAGTTGAAGCGATAATAACAATGTAATCATAGTTATTAACATCCGCAAGCATTCGGCGGTAAGTCCGAATAATCTGATGCTCAGACCCCATATCCAGACCCTCAGGCTGAGTCAACCAGTTCTTTCCATAGTTGTCGAAAGAATCAGTTGCAGCAATTCCCATGTGCCCGCGCTCAAGATAACTGCGACCAAAATTGATTCGCTGGTAATAAGTGGTCCAAACGTCGAGTTGAAGTGTCAACTGTGTTGTGTTAGGTGCAATGTAGTCAATACTAGTGATAAAATAGAAAAACACGCTAGGCGTATACCCCTCAAAACCAATGTTGTTAACAGGGCGTCCGGGGTTTTCAACCATCACATAGTTATACTGATTCGCCTTAGTGAACGGTGTAGGAATACGAATCGGCTTACCCTGCGCAAGATAAGTCATCTGATTAATCTCAACCTTATGAAGGTTGTTAAATGACTTGACATAGGCGTAAGGTGTGTGGCCGTACGATTTCCAGTCAACAATATCCCGATACGTATTATCGAAAGGCACATTAACCATCGTGATGACACTGCCCGCAGACCACACAGAATAATCAAACGACAAGCCTGCGCGAGTCTCTGGCGGCATGCCCCGCTCCACCCCCCTCCCCCCCCCCCCCCCCCCAAGCCCGAGCACGGGCGGCCCGGGCCCCCGCTGGCCCCCCGGGTTCTGTGTTGATTCAGGTATTACTTCTTAACCTGAATGCTGATTTCCTTGTTGAGCGGCTTATTGCCATCCTCGCCCTTAGTGTCAACATTCACGCCAAGGGTAAGGAACGCCTCAGGCTCATCCGGCCCAATAGTAAAAACACCGTCATTAGAAATCTTCGTTCCCTTAGACTTAGCATTCTTGAGGTACCAATCAGTGGCATAACCCTTATTAGCGGGCGCCGTCTTCCACTGAATAGTCGCCTGACGAACCGCCCCAGGAGGCATAATCGTCGACTGGGTGCCATCCGGCCTACTCACAAGCAACGAAGTAATCGCAGCATTAGTCTCGGCCTTAGGCGTCACCACAACCGTATTCGGCTTAGTGCCAAAAGCGATAGCCGGGGTGAACGGCGAAGCGCTCATAACCGACCAGTGATGCAGCCAGAAATTGTCGTAAAGGCCCTCGGGGTTAGAAATACTCCGGTTCTCAAGGAGAATGTCCTTGATAACGAAGAATTGCTTGCTGGTCAGAATAGCCGACGTGTCAGCCATCCCCAGTGCCTCACCCGGGACCGTGATGATGTGAGACGGTGCCTCAGCGTCGCTCCGGTTGAACGCGGCGGACAGAGACGTCACGTCGACGTTCGCCTTGAACTCAGGCGTGGCAATAAGCACCAAGTCCTCAGGCCGAGCGAACGAGTGGACCGCCGCCGAGTTAAACGCGGGCGTCGGGTACTGCATCTTATTTGCGGCAACCCTAAGCGCCTTGAGTGCAGCGTCAACCTTAGCCTTATCCGGCTCGAACGAATTCATATCGGAAATCTGCATCCGATAGAACCCGAACTTGTCATCGAAGGTCTTAAACAACTTCGTCATGCTAAGGAACTCAGACCACTGGTCAGACGAAGCCGCCACAGCCATAATCTGAGAAATCATCTCAGAAAGACCATTGTCCGAAAGGAAAGCCCGACGAAGCACATCGCGATTAACCGTGATCTTAAACTTCTCCTTGCGGTTAATCGTGTGGAACGCAGACTTAGAAGGCGGCGGAGCCTGCCCGAACACGTCGCGCTCGAGATAGTCGCGCTGCTCCTCGTAAATCGTCGGCTTAATGAAGTCAAGGTGAACTTCCTCGATAGTGTCACCGAAATTCATCATGCCCTGCTTGAAAACAGCAAGCGGATTCTTCCACGAAATGTCACGGACAATCGTAGAACCGATGCGGTTAACAAGCGATGACATGAATTCATTGCGAGTGATGTTATCAGACATGATTCCTGCAATGGTCTCCTGAATATTAGCCTTAGTGGCCTCAGGAACCATGTTCTGATAATCATATCGTGCGTCGCTACGAATAGCGTTAAGAATATCAATGTTTGAAGTGTCGTCACGCAACTGTGGCATAATCAATTCCCCTTAAATAGTTCGCTAATCGACTTAGGCTTCCAATTGGAATCGGGAACCTTATCATTCCCAGAATCGCTACTAGAAAACAGCCCCGAAAGTCCTGCGAGAGTCTTTCCAGTACTGGCCGCAGCCTTCCTGTCAATCCCCATACCATCAACTATAGCATTCCCCGCGTCCTTAGCGGCCGCTCCCCCGAGATCAAGGGCCGCGCCACCAACGTCACCCACGCCCTTGAGCACTGCCTTAGCGTCATCCTTCGTGCTCTCAGCCGCCTGTTTCACATCATCCAAGGTCATTTCCTTAGATGTAGGAACGTCGTCCCCAGCAAACGGGTTACCTGTCTCCCTATCTGTGGGGGTTAGTTGCTCACCAAGACGATTCTCAAGTTCAGCCTGCAACGCGGAAACCTTCTCGCCGAAAACATCCGTGAGATGCTTCCAAGCCGCCTTAGTGTCCTTGAAGTGATCGACGTCGGCGGGGTCTTTCGGGGCTCCTTCGAGCATGTTCCCATCGTCAGGGGAGACGGCCTTCTTGTCCCCGTCGCTATCGCCCGGATCAAAGACATCATTGCCGGTCATGCCGGATTCCTCGCGCTGCTGCGGCGTGAGGTCCTTGGCCGCCTTGTTCCGTGTCTGGGCGTCATCCATGGACTGCTGAGGGTTGCCCTCAGTCCTGCGATCAGTCAGCGATCGACCACCATGCTCGGCCTTGTCCTGCTTGATCGACTCGGCGTTCTTCGCATCAACCTTGGCCTTATTGGCCTTGCGCTGCTCCTCATTCATGGGGGAGCCGTCCGGGTTCAATCCCTTAAGCCCCACTTCATACACACAAAGAACACACCTTTTCCCCAAAAAACAGTGGGGGGCCAGCCCCCCCCCCCCCCCCCCCTACCATAAATACCCAATCATCTGAAAGCAAGTCTGAGGGCTGCTACCCAACTAATCCGGGCCCAGTTCATTAGGTTGCTCCCCGGCAATTAGTCAGAAATTACTTACCAGACTTGGGAGCATTCTTCGCCAGATACTCAATAACGGCCTCAGTAACGATATCCGACTCATCCTTGCGCATGAGCCAATGGGCCTCAGTCAGGTCCGCCTGAACGGACTTAGGGAGACGGAACTTAACAGTGCTGTGAGTAGAAACAGGGCGTGCCATGATTACCAACCTTAATCAATCTTCAATGTGAATGTTGTGTCCCGGAGAACTGTTCCCCCGGGAACCCTTACAGGAATCAGTTTACCATTCCAAGTACCGCCATGCAACATATCCTCGAGAGATAATGTCGCTGCGACGTTGCGGGGCATGCCCGCGATGTGTACATCAAGTTTACCATCAATTTCCTCCGCGTATTGCTTTGCTCGAATGTAAACAGACTTTGTGAAAGAACTCTCATGTTTCCAGGCCCCCAGTTCTACCGGATCGACCCATAGCGATTCCGGGGGAGTGGTGGGGCCGATGAGGTGTAGGGAGTCGGTATCGGCATATGCGAATGTATCATAGTTATCTTGTGCTGCACTAATCGTTTTCTTCCTTGCATACGCTGTAATAAACACCCCCATTGGTGTGTAAACAGGGTCCCTCATTTCAGGTTCATTCATTACCAGTGATACGCGATTATCTTTCAAGGTGGGGTGTTTTCCGGTAATGTCAGGATTCGTTGCAAATTTTCCGTACAAACTGTTTAGGTGTAGTTTAGCGATTTGCCTTAGTCCGCCAGTGCTGTTCTTTTTAATTTCCATAAAATGGTCAACATATCTATCAAAAAATCCGTGTGAACCGCGAAACTCGAATGTGCCATTCCATGAATAGATTTTTAAATCATAGTGCTTTTTCCATAATTCAATATCAATATTTGTAGCCACAACAGTTGTAGGTTCTTTTACTTCTTCTAGGTATTGTGTTGGATTAAAAGAAAGATTCTTTTTAATTTGGATGCAGGGAATGTGGTTTGGTTTTAGTTTCGCTGTAAATGTGATTGAAGCAATGTAAAGTGGTCGATTTGTTCGCGGGGCACCATCTGAATAAATCGGATCACCGTAAGGAAGTAGTGCTGTTCGCATCACCGATGGATATAACGAATTGACGTCATACACACTTCCCTTTCCATTAAGTCGCTTCGAATAACGCGGGTCTGCGTAAGTAAATCCTCCGCGATATGCTTTACGTATTTCGCCATCAATTTCTGGTGAAAGAATTGGGAATCTGCGAATAAACAGTTTTCCCGTCATTTTCTTGTATGTTGCAAGCGAATCGCTACCCGCCGTTAGTTTAGTCATCTTTTCTTCAAACTGAACTTCGAGCGCTTGGGCAACAATTGCTACATCATTTCGCTGATATCGCTTTTCTTGCTCTGTAGGGATGTAGCCTAATGGTCTAGGTTTTTCATAATCAATCTCGAGTTTCTGGTCATGCAAATTAAATGCTTTAGCGATTGCACTGACCGACATTGGCAATTTCTTGAATGAATCTCTGAATTCAACCCTATATCCCGTTTCAAAAACAACCGTGATTGAATAATACTTGCCCATCCGAGAAATCAAGGAAGTAAATTCCTTGACATCAGGACTTTCTTTCACCCATTTATATCCATGCTTCAACAACCAATCAAGAATAAATGTGCCATCAAAAGCAAGGTTGTGAAAATAAATATGTGCCGCGCGTTCGGCAATATGAGACATAAAACCGTCAATAGTAGTCCCGTCAACATAATTCTGAAGTTTTCCAACCTGAATAATGCCCCAAGACCAAACACGGCAATCATCCTCAACCGTTGTCGTCTCAAAATCGGCGCAAAACGAAGGAACTTTCTTGTGGCTACGCCTAGCGCCGGCCCTTCCGGGACCTACGCTTGTTGATTGGCGAGACACTAAAATCATCCTCCGGTTTAATCTTAACTTGCTTTATCTCTTTAAGTAGAGATTTAATGCTAGAATCTGCTTCCTCTACATCATCATACCAAAGGTCCTGACCTGATCGTTTTCTATCGAAATAACCTTCTTTTGCTGCCTCATACATGAGAGACAATTGATTGGCGAAATCGCCATTAACGGTCCACATTAACCACAGCACGTCGTCAGGAATGTCTGTAAGAATGTCATACAATTCAGGGTCACCGATGACGTCCAGCATTGCGGCGATCTGTTGTTTTGCTGCCGTCAACTTTTCTTGCTTGGCTGCCTTACTGAGAGAATCCAAAACAACATTAGTTTTCTCTCGCATCGCTTCTGCGGACTCAAAATTCACTGTACGCTTATTAGGATTCATTCTCTCAAGCGCATAATGTGAACCTCCGGGCAAATAGGACTTCGACGGTCGAAAATCCCTAATCCAATCTCCCACCGTAACGTCACCCATATAAGGCAACTTAGTTCCCGCTACGCTACGTTCATAAGCGTCAATATCCTCATTGTAGCGACGCACAGCATCGCGATAACGACGAACATCTTTAGCAGAAATGGGATTACCTTTACGGTCAGAATAGTACCAAACACTATCAGAATTATTGAACTCGCTAAGACGCTCAAGTTCTCTCGCCGCATTCTTCAACGTCACCTTTCCAACAGCCGATTTCCCTAAAGGATCGTATTTTGTGCCTCGAATATCCGCCCCATCGTCACTAATTGCCATCCTATACATCTTACGCACAGCCCGGTCACGCTCAACCTGCAACAAATCGCGTGCACTATCCAAGTCAGAGCGCCGCTTCTCCTTCGCGCTCGCCTTGGCTGACTTGACCTTAACATTACCCTGTTCCTCAGACAACGTATCCGGCAAAGGACTGAAATCAAGTCCGCCAACAAAATCCCGAATCTCGGACGCGGTATTCCGAACATGCTTCGCACCACGCTTAAACGACCGATAATGCTTACCCCAGTGTGACTTAACCAAACCAATCACCCCCTGCCCCCCCACGGGGGAGGGGGGGCACAGTAACCCCCACACC